TTGACCAAAGTATAAGTTTGCTTGTATTCTCGATTCACCATGTCGACCTCAGCGCTATCAAAAGCCATTGATATTCTCGGCGGCCAAGCCGCCACGGCCCGCCTTTTGTCCAAGTCGAGGCCCGAGAGAAAGCCCCTGAAACAAGCCCATATATGGGGCTGGCTGAACAGCCCAAACCCGGACCTGATGCCGCCGGCTGAGTATTGCCCAGACATCGAGCGCGAGACCGCCAAGAAGGACGCGCGGGTGTCATGCGAGGAGCTTCGGCCCGATGTGGACTGGGCGGTTGTTCGATCGGGCGAGGCCGCATGATGGCGCTCGAAGAAAACATCATCGCGTCGCTGCGGGCCCGTGGCCCTTCTGTTCGCGCATATTTGCCGCCGCAAGAATCGGCTCGGACAGCAGGTCGATCGCGTCGCGCACGTCTTGCTGGTATTGCGCGTCGTGGCCGCGAGTGTCCATGTGTTCGCTGCTGGTGTCGTAGACGGCTAGCAGCAGTTTGCGCACGACGGCAGGGTCAAAGTCGATGAGCGGCAGCATGGCCCTGCATATTTGCAGCAGCGCGACATGCTCGGCCGCTAGGGCGCGGTGGGCGTCTTCCAAACTGTCTAGCCGTGTTGTTATGTCCAGTTCCATCTGTACCTCCTTGGGCGGCGCGATGCCGCTCTTTGCCCGGCCCGCGTGGCCGGGCCTTTTGTTTAGTGGACCGCTGGCGGGTCGGTATAAACCTGCTGACTTCTCCTCGAGTGCCGGCAGTGCCGGCTTGCCCAAGGCCGCTTTGGCCTCCCGCGCTCCCTTCGCGGGTCTTCTTTTTCGTTTGAGTGGCGAGGTGGTCGCCGCTCTCCATGGTTTTTATTTTGGACGACTATGCCGGGCCGCGCTCGGTGAAACATTGGGGGCAACACCATGAACCACGATGAGATGGTGGTCGATCCGCTCGACCAGGCGATCTACGACACGGTGCATCGTTACACGAATCCGAACACCGGCAAGAAGGGTGCTGTCGGCTTGGCGCCGGTGGTGGATATGCCGGCCTCGACCTTGCAGAACAAGGCCAACCCGTTCGAGCAGTTCGCCCACCTGACGGTGCGCGAGGCGCGCAAGGTGATGCTGGCTGCCGGCGACAACCGCATCTTGCACCAGTTGGCGGCGGATGTCGGCGAGGCCTGCGTGCCGCTGCCAACGCTCAAGTTCGCGGCCGACATGGATCTGCTGGATTCCTGGGCCGAGTGGCAGCAAGATGTGGCGAAGACGATCGAGGCGGTGCGCGACGCGCTGGCCGACCAGAAGATCACCCAGGCCGAAGTGGCCAGCGTGCGCCTGGAGCTGATCAAGGATTTCGAGAAGGGGCTGGCGATGCTGGACGTGCTGAAGGGCATGGCCGAGCCGGATGATGTGACTGTGGTAGGCTAGCATCGGTGGCATACGTCAAGGTCACTGATGCCGAATTCGCGGCCCTGTATGGGTTGCCCATGCTTGCTTGCGTGCTTTACTTCAATTTGCTGCGGCGCATGGATTTCTCAACGCGCATGGTCGGCGGCAAGGTGGCTGTGAGCTGGTGGGCGCTGCGCGAGGATCTGCACGTCGACCATGCCCGCGGACGGCACCGAGACGTTGCCGGCACGCCGACGGAAAAGGCGGTGCGCAATGCGGCGGAATCGTTGATCGACCGCGGGCTGGTGGTCGATCGAGGCGGCGGCCAGCGCCTGCTTTTTTTCTTGCCAATGGCGGCATCCGGTAAGGTTCGTCCAAATGATGAGGGGAGGACGTACGGCAGGCATGAGGGGCAGGATGAGGGGCAGGATGAGGGGCAGGCGCAAAGCCAAGCGGCACAAGGAATGCGACCCCATGAGGGGAGGCATGAGGGGCAGGATGAGGGGAGGGGGGTAAATGCCGATGAGGGGCACACATCAAGTTTCACAGTACTAAGTAACTCTATACCTAGATCATCTTCCGTAGGATTAGGGACGCCTGGCGACGATGCCGGGCCCGACCTCTCGGATATTCCCAACCCGCCCACCGAGCCCGGTCAGTGGATGACGTGGTTCAACCGGGTGCATGACACCGGGTACAGCGCAAGCAATGTGCGAGACCGCAAGGCCCTGTGGGCGGTCTTCAAAAGGTGGATTGCGGGAGGCCTGACCTTCGAACAGGTCGGCCTGGCCGTTCTGCGGGCGCAGGAAACGGCGCGCGGCCCGATCTCTAACCTTGCCCTGTACGTCGACAGTGTGCTTGCCACCATCCAGGCCGAGGCGGCTGGCAAGGGCGTGGGCAAGAGCGAGCGGCGCAAGCAAGCCTATCGGGCCCTAACTGGCAGCTCTGAGCGAGGGGTGATCGATGCAACTGCCATCCGAGTGGATTGAGCGCATCTTTCTGCGCATGACCGGCATGTATGGCGGCCGGTTCCTCGATATGTGGAAGGACGTTGACCCCGCCGTGGTCAAGCAGACCTGGGCGGAGGGCTTGGCTGGCTACAGCGGCACTGAGATTCAGCGCGGTCTGGAGGCCTGCAAGCAGCGGGCGAACTTTCCGCCGACGCTGCCGGAGTTCTGCAAGATGTGCCGCTCTGAGGCCGATACGGCTCACGCAGAGAGCTTGTTCGTTTTTGCGCAGCACGCCATCCACTTGGGCGACTGGCAGGGTAACAGGCTGGCCTACTGGACGACGCAATTCGTTGGCGCGGCCGATGTGCGCAACAACCCGTGGATATACATCAAGTCGCGCTGGGTCAAGACGCTTAACGACTGCTTGGCGGAGACGGTGCTGCCCGAGATACCGCCACCGCGCGCGGCGCTGCCGGCGCCTGGCACCACGCACAGCAAGGATGTGGCCAACCATCACCTAGCGCTTATCAGGGAGAGGTTGGGTATGCTCGATGGCAAGCCGGCGAGGTCGGCATGACCACGATCAGCGTGCGCAACAATTTTCCAGAGATCGCGGCGAAGCTCGACAGGCTGCCGGACAGTGTTGCCAATAGAGCGGTCGCACGTTCGCTCGACGCCAGCATCAAGCAGGGCGGGACAGCCATGGCCAGACAGATCAGCCAGGAATTCCGCATCAAGGTTGGAGACGTCAAGGAGCGGCTGGCCTTCGCGCGTGCAAGCAGCAAGGGTCAGCTCAAGCTGCAGGCGATTCTGTTAGCAACCAGCATGCGCAAGCATAGGTCGATGAACCTGATTCACTTCGTGACCAACCAGCCGAAGCGGTACAAGAGTGGCAAGCTAGGCCAGCTCAAGTTCCAGGTGAAGCGCAGCGGTGGCAAGAAGACGATACCCGGTGCGTTCGTCGCCACCAATCAGATTACCGGTGGCACGGCAGTGTTCATTCGGAAGGGAAAGTATCGCTATCCGATCAAGACCCTGATGACGCTCGACGTTCCGCAGATGTTCAACACCAAGCGGATCAACAGCGTGGTGCGTCAGGTGATCATCGTCAAGTTCAGGGGCAACTTCAAGCGAGAGCTGCGCTCGGTTCTGGGTGGGTGGGCAAAGCGATGAAGGAATCCCTGACCAGGCTCACGGGTCCTTCCTACCAGATTCCCACACGGCACGAAACGACCGCGGGTTTTCTCCAGTTTTTTGAGTGCTTAGGAGGTAAGTAAGTGGCACGCATTGTAGGACAGGAGAGGATCGCGGACATCATCGGGGTGGCTCCAAAGACCATCGTGGAGTGGCAGGAACAGGGCTTCCCGGTCGCGGTGCGAGGTGGTCCTGGCGTGCCGAGTGAGTACGAGTCCGAGATGTGCATCAACTGGCTGATCGAGCGCGAGGTAAAGAAGGTCCAGTCGGAGAAGCCGCAAGACCGCCTTGCCCGGGTGCAGGCCGACAAGATCGAGATGGAGAACGCCGAGCGGCGCGGCCTGTTGATCCCCGCCGAGCTGTTGGAGCCCAAGCTCAAGGCGGCATTCGTAACGGCTCGCACGAAATGGCTGGAGGCAGTGTCGCGCCTGGCGCGCGAGTTGCCCGCCGATCCGGCCGAGCGCGAGGCTGCGTTGCAGATCGAGTTCGAGGCGTTTCTTTCTGTCCTGGCAGACTGGGCCAAGGCTGGCGAGACCGAAGAGGATGAGAGCGAGTGAACACGCTGGCCGAGGCCTCGCATTTCATCTGGGCCGAGCATGCGCTCGATTCGATGCTGGCCAGGGTGTTCGCGCAGCTGAGACCGCGCCCGCCGCTGACACCATTGGCCTGGGTGGAAAAGTACCGCTATCTCTCGGCCGAAGAGAACCCGGACTATGCCGGCAAGTTTTCCACCGAGAACATCCCGGCCCTGCGCGGCGTGCTGGCGGCTGCCGGCGACCCTAGTGTGCGGCGCATCGTTGGGCAGAAGTCGGCGCAGATAGCGTGGACGGCGGGGGTGGTCTGCACGGTTCTTGGCTATCATGCGCACTGGCAGCCATGCGTCCAGGTGGTGATGTTCCCGCGCGAGAAGTCGGCCAAGGATTTTGATGCGGAGAAGTTCGCGCCAATGGTGCGTGCCACGCCTGCGCTGGCCAGGCTGATCAGGCTGAAAAGTCGGAGTGACGGCAACAGCACCACCCGCAAGCATTACCCCGGCGGGCTGATAAAGTTCGTGGCCTCAAACTCGCCGTCGGATGTGAAGTCGACCAGCGCAAAGGTGCGCATCGTCGAAGAACCGGACGATGTGAACAAGGACGTGAAGGGACAGGGCAACACCATCGCCCTGCTCCGCGAGCGCGGCAAGACCATCCGCAACACTCTGGAGATCATCGGCGGCACGCCCACTGCGAAGGGGGCCTCCGAGGTTGAGAAGGAAATGTCCACTACCGACCAGCGGCGCTTCATGGTGCCGTGCCCGCATTGTGGTGAGCGGCACGATCTGGCCTGGTCGAGTGTGGTCATTCCAGGCCTGCACCTGTCGGATGAGGATTTACGCGCCGAGGATCTGGATGTGCGCTGGCCGGTGCGCGAGGTGTATGGCAGAGCGCGATGGGAGGATGCGCGCTACTACTGCCCGCATTGCGGCGAGGCCTGGACCGACGAAGAGCGCGTGGTCGCCATTCGCGCTGCCGCATCGGTGCCGCCGAACTACGGCTGGGAGCCGACGGCAGAAAGTCAGGACCGTGGCTTCTACTTCAACGAGCTGCAGAGCATTTTCGAGGGGTCGTATGTCCCCGTCTTGGCCGAGAAATTCTTGCGGGCTCAATACGAGCTCGACCGCGGCGAGCCGGAGAAAATGGTCGCCTTCTGGAACAGCAGCCTCGGCCTGCCGTGGGAGTACAAGGGCGAGCTGCCGGAAGAGGACGAGCTCGCTGCCAGGGCCGAGAAGTACACGGAGTGGAGCTGCCCGGCCGGAGGCGTCGTGCCGGTGCTATCGGTCGACGTGCAGCACGATCGCCTGGCCGTCACCTGCTGGGCGATCGGGCGCGGCGAAGAGATGTGGCTGGCCTTCTGGGGTGAGTTGTACGGGCAGACGGTGGTGGCGCACCAGGGCGCGTGGATCGAGCTGGAGCAGATGCTGGCAAAGACCGTCACCCACGCCAGCGGCACGCCGCTGCGCATCGGCGCGGTTGGCATCGACTGTTCGGACGGCCAGACCTCCGATGCAGGCTACGCCTTCGTTCGGTCGCATAACCGGATGGACCGCCCCGTGCTGGCGCTCAAAGGCGCGAGTGAGACCGAAGGTAAAGTGGAGATATGGACGCCACCCAAGCCGGTAGACCCGAACCACCGTGCCACCAAAGCCAGCCGCTATGGGGTGCAGATACACATCGTCGGTGCGGCCAAGGCCAAAGACCTGATCCTGGGCTGGGCGCAAGAAGGTGGGCGCGTGCGCCTAGCCGGTGCTGGGCCTGGCCGCATGCACTGGTACGAGGGCGTGCGCGGTGATTTCTTCGAGCAGTTGCTGGGCGAGATGAAAGTGCCGTCCAGGATGAACCCGCGCAAGCGCTACTGGAAGGCCAGAACAGACCGTCGCAACGAGGCCCTGGACTGCACGGTCTATGCAGTCTATCTCAGTCGTCACCTGCGCCTGCATCTTCGTCGGCCAGTGCAGTGGGACCTGGCCGAGATGCGGCTGCGGCAGGGCGACCTGCTGAGTGCTGCTGTGCATGCGCCAGCGCCAGCGCCAGCGCAAGAGGCCGAGCCGGTCGAGGATGAAGTGCCTGCCACAGAGCACGTACAGACGTCTGCCCAGAATGCTGAGCCGGTGGCTTTGCCAGGTTCCGACGCACCGGACGAAGTGCGGGCCCGGTTGGCCGCTGCGCACTTCGCCAAGCTGATGCAGCAGAGGAGGGGCGCGCGGCATGGCCGGTGACAACCTGTTTACCATTCTAGCCATGATCAAGGCTGAACTGCCGGAGGTGCCAGACGAGGCATGGGAGAAGATCAAGCGCATGCTCGGCCACCGCGCCGGCGGCGAACGGGTGTACATACCGCTACAACCAAAGCGGTCGAAGCTGGAGATGCTGGCCGAGGTTGGCGCCAATGCGAGCAATGCCGACTTGGCGAAGAAACTCGGGGTATCGGTGAGCCGAGTCAAGCAGCTGAAGCGATTGAGATAACTTGAGCGTATAGAGGGCGAGCAATGAGGGAACCGAACTACGCGCCGATGTACGCGGCGCTGTACCCAGGATTGGCGAAGATCGCCAGGGAACACGGCTACGCACTGGCGGTACATGGTACTCTCGGGCGGGATATGGATTTGATCTGCGTGCCCTGGATCGAAGCGCCGAGCGAACCGGCTGCGGTGGTAAAGGCGATCACTGCGGAGTACCACATTCGCATAGTCGGTGAGTCTGACACGACGTACCACGGGCGCGAGCGCTGGACGATCAGCATCGGATTCGGAGAATGCTTCCTCGACCTGTCGTTCATGCCGAGGACGGCACCAAACCGGTATTGAGACCCTGCATGGGTGTAATTTTTTGCCCTACAAATTGCCCTGCCGCCTCGCCATGCTGGCGGCATGTCTACTCCGACCAACGAACCCAGCACCCTCCGCGCCGGCGACTCGGTCACCTGGTCGCGCGATCTGCCTGAGTATTCCGCGGCCGGTGGCTGGGCGCTGAAATACCGGCTGCTCTACCCGAGCGGCACAGCCAAAGACATCGCCAGCACCGGCTCCGGGTCGGTGCATACGGTTTCCCTCGGTTCAGCCGTTACCGCCACCTATGTCGCCGGCAATGCCACGCTGGTGGCCTATGTCGAGCGCGGCACGGCGCCCAACATCGAGCGCGCCACGCTCGAATCCTCGCCTGTCACCATCCTGGCCGATCTCACCACGGCGGCGAATTACGACAGCCGCTCGCAGGCCGCCAAGGCCCTGGCCGATGCCAAGACCGCACTGGCCGGCTATTCGGCCAGCGGCAAGGTGCACGTGGCCGAATACGACATCGCCGGCCGCGCGATTAAGTTTCGCAGCGCCGACGAGATCAAGGGGCTGATCGAGTACTACGAAGCCGAGGTCGGCAGAGAGCGCGCAGCGATGGCGCTACTCGAAGGCGGCTCGCCAGGCCGTGTCGTGTCGAGGATGTGACCATGGGACTGCGCGACTTCTTCCGCCCCCGTGAATCCGCCGCCGACCGGCAGGCCTGGCTCGATGGAACGGTGCGCGCCGTGGCCACCCAGGTGCAGGGCCGCATGATCCAAGATATGCGCGCCGCACAGCGCAACTTCGAGGCGGCCGAGACGCCGGCCTGGACTGATTCATGGTCCACCGCCGAGGTGCACATCAACGATGCGCTGATGCGCCAGTTGCCCACCCTGTGGTCGCGCTCTGTTGGATTGGCCCGCAACAACGAATGGGCGCAGTCCTACCTGGCAGCGCTTGAGGACAACGTGCTTGGCCCGGCCGGCATCCAGCTGCAGATGCAGCTCACGCTGCCGGTGCGGAACAAGGTCGACAAGCCGGTGAAGGATGCCGAATCCAATGCGCTGCTCGAAGGCGCCTGGTCGCGGTTCTGCGAGGGCGAGGTGGATGTGTCCGGCCTGACCTGGGCAGAAGTCGAGAGTCTGGCCCTGCTCACCCTAGCCAAGCGTGGCGAATTGCTTTACCGATTGCTGCCCGGCTCCGGGCCGATGGGTTTCCAGATCCAGATGCTGGACCCGACCCTGCTCGATGTCACGCTCAACCGCACATGGCAGGGCCGCCGCATTCGCATGGGCAAAGAGATCGACGACGCCGGCAAGCCGATTGCCTACTGGCTGCAGGTTGCCCGCGCCGGCGATCTGCCCACGCAGTACGTCTCGGTGGGCAAGCACATCCGCGTGCCGGTTGGCGAGATTCGCCACTCCTACCTGGTCGAAGAGGTGGGGCAACTTCGCGGCATTCCCTGGCTGACAGTGGGGGCACGCCGCCTGTGGTTGCTACGCGACTTCGAAGAATCCGCCGCCGTGGCCAGCAGCAATGCGGCCAAGCGGCAGGGCTTCTTCTACACGCCAAGCGGTGAGGCCCCGCCTGGCTTTGCCGACACCGTAGTATCCAGTGTGCTCGAAGCGGCCAAGGCCGCCGGCAAGGTGCTCACGCCGGACGAGGTGCAGGCCATCACCGCCGCAGCCGAAAAGTTCAACACCGTGGTGCCTGGTCAGTTCGACACCTTGCCGCACGGTACCCAGTTCCAGCCCTTCGAATCTGCCTGGCCGAACGTCGATGCCGGTACCTATGTAAAGGAACAGATCCGCGGCTGGTCAGCGGCGCGCGGGGTCAGCTACGTCACCATCGGCAACAACCTCGAGGCGGTGAACTACAGCAGCGCTCGGGTTGGCATCCTGAACGAGCGCGAGCATTTCAAGAAGACCCAGAACCGCCTGCACAACTGGCTGCACCGCCAGGTGTTCGAGGCGGCGCTGCCTTACCTGGTCCTGCGCACGCCTGGCCTCAAGACCAGTCGGCTCGAAGAATACCGGCAGGCCGCCACCTGGCAGCCACGACGCTGGGCCGGTATCGACCCGGTGAAAGAGGCCCAGTCCGCCGAGATCAATCTCAAGCTCAAGCTCACCAGCCGCCGCCGGCTGATCCTGGAGCGTGGCGAAGACCCGGACGACATCGCCGCCGAAGTGGCTGCAGAGGATGCGCTCTACGGCCAGATCGAGTCCACGAACATTCCGCCCGACACGCAGGACGAACAAGACCAGCAAGGCAAACCGCAGAGCAAAGCGCACCTGCACCTGGCCGCTTCGCGCGGCATGGATGGTGGGCAATGAGGGGGGTGGAATTTCTTGCCTACACATTGCCCAGCCCGTTTTGGAGACTAAGCCCATGACCGAGACCGCCACCACTACCGAAACCAAGCGCCAGCGCATCGACGGCGTGCTGCACCGCAGCCTGCCGGCCACGCTGACCATCCGCGCGGCCGATCCCGATCAGGCCGACGAACAGGGCGAAGATGGCCTGCTGCGCTTGCACCTTTCCGTGTCAAGCGAAGAGCCCTATCTGCGCACCGCCTACTGGGATGATCCATGGGTCGAGGTGCTGGGCCACAAGGATGGCGAGGTCGACCTCTCCCGCCTGAATGGCGGCGCACCCGTGCTGGCCAACCATGATCGCTACAAGGCCACCGGCAATACGCCGCTGGCCGGTATCGGCGCCATCGATCTGGGCAGCGCCGCTCTGAAAAACGGCCAACTGGAATGCGACATCACTATCAGCCGCCGCGAGGCCCTGGCTGATCTGCGGCAGGACATCGCCGACGGACTGGTGCGCAACGTCTCCATCGGCTACCAGATCAACGAGCGCACGCTGATCAAGGCCAACAAGGACGGCAACCCGGACGAATACCGCGTCACGTCCTGGACGCCATTTGAGATTTCCCTGGTGGACATTCCGGCCGACGCTACTGTCGGCCTGGGCCGCCAGGCCGATGACAACCACCCGCAATACCGCGTGGTGGACCTTCCCCCAGCCGGCCGTGCCGGTATTTATGCACAGGAGCAAACCATGCCCGAAGCCATTACCCCGGCGGCCGAAGCAACCACCGCCCACCGTTCTGCCGACATTGCTGTCGGCGCCGACCCCTTGGCCGCCGAGCGCGAGCGCGCCAAAGAGATCACCGCGATGGGCCGCACTCACGGCATGCGCGAACTGGCCGATCGCGCCATCGAGTCCGGTATCGCTGTGGACGCCTTCCGCGCCCAGGTGCTGGACAGTCTGCAAGAGCGCGGCGTGCTGCGCCCGGCCGAGTCGCCCGAGATCGGCCTGAGCAAGAAAGAGGTCGAGCAGTTCAGCTTTTGCCGCGCTCTGCTGGCCGCTGCCGATCCGCTCAACGCGCAGAAGATTGCGCCGTTCGAGGTCGAGTGCTCGCGCGCCGCGCAGGACAAGCGCGGCGAATCGCGCGGCAAAGAGCGCGAGACGGCCATCACCTTGCCGCTGGATGTGTTGTCGCGCGGCATGAGCCTGAACGAATCCATGGCCCGCGCCGTGGCCACCCAGCTCATCCAGCGTGCCATGCAGCGCGGCGGCGAAGGCATGCATGCCTATCGCGACTTAGTGGTCGGCACCGCTGGCGCCGGCGGCAACCTGGTGGCCACCGAGCTGCTGGGTTCCAGCTTCATCGACCTGCTGCGTAATGCCATGGTGCTGGACCAGTTGGGCGTGACCTGGCTGCGCGACCTGAACGGCAACATCGCCATTCCCAGCCAGACCGGCGGTGCCACCGCCTACTGGCTGGCCGAGAGCGGTGCGCCCACCGAAAGCCAGCAGACCATCGGCCAGGTAACGCTCACGCCCAAGACCGTGGGCGCCTTCACCGACTACAGCCGCCGCCTGCTGCTGCAAAGCTCCATCGATGTCGAGATGTTCGTTCGCGCCGATCTGGCCGCCATCATCGGCCAGGCTATGCAGTCTGGCGCCCTGGTCGGCGGCGGCACCAACGAGCCGACCGGCCTGCTCAACACCAGCGGCATCGGCTCGGTGGCCGGCGGCGCCAACGGCGCTGCGCCCACCTACGATCACATGGTCGATCTGGAAAGCGCCGTGGCCAACGCCAACGCCGACATGGGCCGCTTGGCTTACCTAACCAACACTAAAGTGCGCGGCAAGCTGCGGAAGACCCAGGAGTTCGCCAGCACCAACGGCAAGCCGGTGTGGACCAGCGCCGCCGGCCGCGCCGGCGTGGGCGAGGTGCTGGGTTATGACGCGTTCACCACCAACGCTGTGCCGAGCAATCTGGACAAGGGCACCAGCACCGGCGTCTGTTCGGCCATTGCCTACGGCAACTGGGCCGACATGCTGATCGGCATGTGGGGTGGCCTGGACATCATGCTTGATCCGTATGCCGGTGCCACCAGCGGCACCAAGCGCGTCATCGCCTTGCAAGACGTCGACGTCGCTCTGCGTCGCGTGGCCAGCTTCGCCGCCATGAAAGACACGCTGACCGCTTAACCCTAACCGAAGCCCGAAGTAGCCCCGCCCGATAACGGGCGGGGTGGGTGACACCAAGACAACCTGGAGCCAACCATGCCCAAACTGCTCATCATCGATTCCACCCTCGTCAACTACGGCGACGACCGCGGCGGCGTGCATGCCGAAACCGGCGAGATCGCCACCGATGTGCCCAAGGAAACCTGCCGCGTGCTGGTCGCCGCAGGCCGCGCGCTCTACGTGGCCAAGGCCGACGACCCCGACAAGAACGGCCGCAATACGGCCAGCGCCGAAATGCTCAAGGCCGCCGAAGAAATGGCCAAGGCCAAGGCCACCAAGAAGCAGGGCTGAGCACGCCATGGACTTCGCCGCCGACCTGGGCCTGTTCTACGACGAGTTCGCCGTTGCCGCCACCCACACGCCGAACGGGGGCGGGGCGGTGACGACGGGCAAAGTCATTCTGGACGAGCCTGGGCAGGTGGTGTTTGGCGGCGAGATCGTCGCCACCGAGTTCAGTCTGCGTTATCCGGCCGCGACCTTTTTGAGCGTGAAGCGTGGCGACGCCTTCGCCATCGGCAGCCGCAACTTCACCGCGCGCGAGGATGCCCAGCCAACGCTGGACGGCCTCGAGCGCATGGTGCCACTGGCGAGGGCCTGACCCATGGCCGCCAGCGTCGCCGAGCAGATTCTCGCCCAGGTGCAGGCCGTGTTGGCCGGTGCCTCGACAGTGGCCGGAACCCATGTCTATCGCGAGCTGGACGACGCGCTGGGTGAGGGCGTGAGCCATGCCATCAACATCAAGCGCGAAGATACCGACGGCGAGCCGAGCGGCGACAGCGGCCAGATCGAGACCGTGATTTGGGCGGTCGAGCACCATGCCAGCGGCACCAACCCGGCCACTCTGGCCGATGCGCTGCACATGCAGGCGCATGCGGCCCTGTGGGCCGATGCCACCCTGGCGACGATTGGCCGGGGCCTGCGCTGCACCGGCACCGAATGCGAGACCGAAACCAAAGACCGCGCCATGGCCAAGCTGACGGCGCATTACCGAATGAAAGTTTTTGTCCGGCCGGGCGATCTGACCCGAGCCATCACTTAAGGAGCTCATCATGATCAACTTCGGTTCCGGCAAGATCATCGCCGTTCCCACCAACCTGGCGGACGGCACCGCCATCGCCAACCCCACGCCTGTCATCCTCGGCACCATGCAGGAGGTGTCGCTCGATCTGAGTGTCGAGACCAAGTCGCTCTATGGGTCAAAGCGCTACCCGATCGCGGTTGGCCAGGGCAAGGGCAAGACCGAGATCAAGGCCAAGTACGCCGAGATCGACGGCGGCATCCTGGGCAGCCTGTTTTTCGGCAAGGCCAGCACCGCCGGCATCAAGGCCGCCGTATTCGACAGCGCGGCCACCATTCCGGCTACGCCCGGCCCTTACACCCTGACCATTTCGCCGCCCAGCAGCGGCACCTTCGTTTCCGACCTCGGCGTGTTCGACGCCACCACCGGAACGCAGTTCACCCGCGTGGCCTCGGCGCCCGCCACGGGCCAGTACAGTGTGACCAGCGGCGGCGTGTATACCTTCGCATCGACCGACCAGGGCAAGGCGGTCAAGATCAGCTACGAGTACAGCGCCGCCAGCGGCGGCCAGGTCTGGACCATGACCAACGAGGTTATGGGTTACACGCCCAGCTTCACCCTGTTGCTGCAGAACAGCTTCGACGGCAAGAACATGGTTTGCAAGCTCAACCGGGCCGTGTCCGGCAAACTATCGCTGCCGTTCAAGTCTGACGACTTCGGCGTCTACGATTTCGAGGCAGAAGCATTCGCGGATGCCGCCGGCAACCTCGGCTACATCTGCATGTTCTGATGGGCGCCCTGGTCATTCACCCATTGGCCGGGGCCGGGCACCTGACACGGCTTGTCGCCGCCATGCGCGGTTTTGTCTCGCGCCGCCTCATTCCGCGCTTGCCTGGCGTCGAGGTGGTGGTACTCGCCGGCCATGTGCGGCCGGTGCGGGCCGTGCCGCTGGGTGTGGCGCGCGAGATGGTTCCGGCGATCGTGCGCTGCTCACGGGCCTTCGCCCAGCTAGAGATCGGCGAGGCGCTTTACGACGACTTGATCAAGGTGGTATCGCTCGGCCTGGGTATGCCGCTTCGCCAGGTGGAGAACCTGGCCGTCTCGCTGTGGGACCTGGCGCCGGTGCTTGACCGTATCGCCAGGGTGAACGGACTGCCGGTGGTGGAGGCTGGCGGGCCCGACCTGGGAAAGCTGCTGGCGACTTTGACTGGGACGAGCTCTACGCCTGGATCGTCAGCGCAACCGGCTGGACCTGGGGGTACGTCGACCAATGCGTGACGCTGCCGCAGGCCAACGCGCTCGGCCGATTCTGGCAGTCGGTGCCGCCGGCCGGCGTGCAGCTCAAGCGCATCGCCCTGGCTCTCGGCATACCGGAAACCCGGCCCGCCGTGCAGACGTCTGCACGGTCGCCGGAAGAGGCCGTGCGCGAGGCTCTGGCCGCCGGCATTCCGGTGATGGAAGGGCGGCCCGATGATCCGCTGCTCGATTTTCTGGACGTGTGAGCATGGCTGACGAAAAGGCTCGAATAGTCGTCGATGGCGATGTCTCGCCCCTGCGGCAGAAGCTGCGCGAGGCGGCGCGCGACATCAAGCAGTTCGGCGACGAGGGCCGTGCATCGATTGAGAATATCGGCGGCCCGCTCAAGATGTTGCAGGAAAAGTTCCTGGCCATCGGCGCCCTATTGGCTGGCGGCGCCGTTTTTCGGCAAGCGGTCGAGCAGGCAGCCAACTTCACCGAAGAATCGATCAAGCTGGGCAATGCCCTGGGCACCTCGGCCACCGAGGCCAGCACCTTCATTTCCACCTTGGCTGACATCGATGTCAGCCAGCAGGAATTCGTCACGGCCACCAAGGCCCTGTCGAAAGAGATCAAGAACAACGAAGACGGCCTACAGGCCATGGGCCTCAAGACCCGCGACGCCGCCGGGCACTTGCGCCCGTTGAACCAGCTTGTGGTCGAGGCCGTCGATGTGCTGAACGGCTACAAGGCCGGCACCGACCGGGCCATCGCCGGCCAGATGCTGTTCGGCAAGGGGTTCGACATCACCAGCAACCTGACCAAGCTGAACAGCGAGGCGCTGAAAGAAAACGAAGAACTGCAGCGCCGTCTCGGCATCCTTGTTGGCACGGAGAACGTCGAGGCATGGAAGGCTTACGACCAGGCCTCCGACCAATCCAATCTGACCCTGAAGGCCATGTGGGTCACCATCGGCAACGCGCTGATGCCGGTGCTAACCAAGCTGTCGGACTGGTTTGTCGCGGTCGGACCTTATGCCATCACCACGATCAAGGGCGCCATCGGCGGGCTGATCGCCGCCTTCTGGGCGCTCAAGAACGGCGTGGTCGTAGTGTGGGAGACAATCAATGCCATGGTGGTCACCGTGGCCGAACCGCTGCGGGCGCTGGCTGCCTCGCTGTGGAAGTTGACGCAGGGCGACTTCAAGGGGGCATGGGGCGAATTCGGCGCCGCCGGCCAGACCATGGCCAATGCCTGGAAGGGCGCGCTCAAGGAAATGGAGACTTCCAGCCGTGAAACGCGCGACAGAATCTTGAGCCTGTTCACCAACGGTACCCAGGAGACCGTAGGCGGCAAGGGAGGGAAGAGTGCCGCCGGACTGGTCAACGAAGGCAAGGACAAAAAGAAAACCGGCAAGCAGTACACCGATAGCGAATGGGCGCTCGAAGAACAGGCCTGGAACGCCGACCGCGAGCGGCAGTTCAACGATCTTCGCGCGGAGTATCACGAGGCGGCCAATCGTGCCATCGAGGCGGCCGATCGCAAGCTGCTAAAAGAATTGGACGATATCCACGCGATGAGGCTGGATGGTTCGCGCAATGCTGAGTTGGAGCGCATCGATGCGCTCGAGGCGGCGGCCCGGCACGAAGCCGAAATGGGTGCCGTGACCCAGCGGGATCTGCTGGCCAGACTGGCCCAGTTCAACGACATGCGTCTGGCCGAGGAGGAGCGCTACATCGCCGCCAAGCGCGAAGTGGCGATGGAAGACCCCGATCAGAACGCCGTCGCCCTCGAACGTCTGGAGCAGGAGAAGCTGGAGATACGCCGCCGCTATGGCGCCCAGGCGGCCGATATTCAGCACCAAGCCGCGCTTGAGTCGCAAAGCATCTGGCGCAGCCTGGGCGACAGCATGACCGGCCTGTGGGACAAGGGCGTCAACGCCATGATGAACGGCACCCTGACCTGGCGCAACGCCTTGCGCGCAATCGGGGCGGAGATGGTGCAGTGGTTCGGGGTCGAGGTGGTTGGCAATCAAGTCAAGACCTGGCTGGCCGGGCAGGCCAAGATGCTGGCGATCAAGATGGGTTTCATTGCGCAGGAGAACACGGCACAGGCTGCCGGCAGCGCCGTTACCGTGGCAACCAAGATCGAGGAGGCGGGCGCCGTCACTGCGGCCAACGCCGTTGAGGCCGGCACCGGCGCCGCCGCTTCTCAGGCCAGCATCCCAATCGTCGGCCCGGTCTTGGCGCTTGCCGCCATGGCCGCCATCTTCGCCGCCGTGTCTGGCATGGGCAAGAAGGTCAAGTCGGCCTCGGCTGGCTTCGATATTCCCAAGGGGCTCAATCCCATGACCCAGCTGCACGAGGAGGAGATGGTGCTGCCGGCCAAGTATGCGAACGTGATTCGTGGGCTCGGGAGCGGCGATGCCGGCGTCGCCGAGGCGGACCGGCCTGCGCCAACCGTCAGCGTCAGTATCACGGCCATGGATAGTCGCGATGTGCATCGCGCCTTGGTGCGCGATGGCGCGCTGTCTAAGGCCCTCAAAACGCTCGGCAGGAACTACGCCCAATGAGCCTGCCAATCTTCCCCGATCTGCCTGGCATCTCGATCAGCGTCGTCAAAACACCGGCATGGAGCACGCTGGTGCAAAAATCTGTCTCCGGCAAAGAGGTGCGCGGCGCGCTATACAGCTACCCGGTCTGGCAATTCGGGCTGTCTTACGAGGTGCTGCGCGCCGATGCGCTGGCTGAGCTGCAAACGCTGGTAGGTTTTTTCAACGCGCGGCAGGGCGCATTCGCGCCGTTCCTGTTTGATGACTCGACCGACAACACGGTAACCGACCAGGTGTTCGGTTATGGCGATGGGGTGCAAACCAAGTTCCAGCTCGCGCGGCAGATCACCGGGCTGGAAAACATCGAGCCGATCTTCGCCGTCAATGGCGTCCCCATTATCAAAATCAATGGCACCACGGCCGGTGGCTGGACCGAAACGAATGGGCTGGTCGAATTCGTCAGCCCGCCAGCTAGCGCGACTACGCTGACCTGGACTGGCAAGTTCTACTACCGCGTACGGTTCAAGGAAGACACCGCCGACTTCGAGAACTTCCTGTATCGGCTATGGCGTCTTAAACGGCTCGACCTGGTGAGCGTGAAATGAAGGCCGCCAGTCAAGCGCTAAAAGACCTCCTCGCAAGCGGCCAGGTTTACCTGGCCGATCTGTTCACCATCACGCTGAGCAGCGGCCAAGTGCTGCGCTTCACCTCGGGCGATGCGGCCATCAAATTCGCCGGAAACGAATATGCCAGCGTGCCGATTAAGCGTGGTGGGCTCACCGAGAAAACGGGCCTGGAAGTGGCCACGCTGGAAGTCGCGCTGTACCAGGACGGCGCATCGCTCGACCTCGACTTCCTGCGGGACCTGACGGGCGGGCTACTGGACGGCGCGCGTGTCGTGCTGGAGACGGCGGTGATGGGGCAATACGGCGACACCTCGCCCGGCACGGTCAAGCGCTTTTTCGGCGCGGTGGCCGACGTTTCGTTCGGTCGCACCGAGATCCGGATGACCGTGAAAAGCGACGCGCAGATACTCGACACCCAAATCCCGCGCAACGTCTACCAAGCCGCTTGCTTGCATACGCTGTTCGACACCGGCTGCGGCCAGGCCGCCGCGGCCATGGAGGTGACCGGCGCCATCTCCGGCACCAGCACCCGCATGAGCCTGGCTACCAATCTAACCGAAGCCGCTGGCTATTTCGATCAGGGCTCGATCCGCTTCACCGGCGGCCAGAACGCCGGGCTGTCCTACACCATAAAGAGCCACGCGGCTGGTGGCGGGCTGGACATGCTGCGGCCCACGTTATACGCCCCGGCCATCGGCGACACCTTCGTCGCGCTACCGGGCTGCGACAAGTCTCAAGCCACCTGCACCGAGAAGTTCGCCAACCTGGGCGCGTTTCGTGGCTACCCGTTCGTGCCGCCGCCGGAGACCCCGTACTGATGGCCGCCACCGAAACCCAAGAGCGCATTGTCGCCGAGGCGCGCAAGTGGCTGGGCACGCCGTACCATCATCAAGCGGACGTAATCGGCGCGGGCTGCGACTGCGCCATGCTGCTCGCGCGTGTCTATCATGCCGTTGGGCTGATACCCGCCGTTGACCCCCGGCCTTATCCGCGTGACTGGCACCTGCATCGTGATGAGGAGCGCTACCTCGGCTGGGTCAAGCAGTATTGCCGGCCGGTCAAGGGAGAGCCTAAGCCCGGCGACCTGGTGCTCTATCGTGTTGGCCGGTGTTATTCGCACGGTGCCATCGTGGTCGAGTGGCCAATGATTATCCATGCCTACATGGATGAGCGCGCTGTTGTGCTGGGCCGCTACGACGCCGGCCGGCTGGCCGGGCGCGACTGGCAGGCTTGGCGCGTGAAGGCGGCGCGTAAATGAGCGGCCTGTTCGGCGGCGCCAGCCTAGACAGCAGCCTCTCCCCGGCGCCGCTGACCGCGTTGCGGGTGCAGACATCGTCTTATGGGTTGCCCATTCCCATCATCTATGGCCGAGGTCGCATATCCGGCAATCTGATCTGGTACGGCGACTTCGCCAAACACGAGCAGCAACAGGCCGGAGGCAAGGGGGGCGGTGGTGGCGTAACTGGCTATACCTATTCGGCCTCGGTCTTGTTGTCGCTGTGCGAAGGCCCAATCCAGTCGATTCCGGCGGTCTGGTCGCAGAAGGACAAAAAGACCCTGGCCGACTTCGGCTACACGCTGTTTACTGGCGCATCTCCCCAATCGGCCTGGGGGTACCTGGAAACCAAGCATGGGGCGTTGCCGGCTACGGCCGGCGCTCCGGCCGTACCGGAGAGCACCGCCACCGATGGCGAAGGCAACGTGATTATCGTGCCGGCGCAAGAGGCCACGCAGGCAGCGCCGGCACAGGCAACGCAAGCGCTCTGTTACGCGGGCAATGCTTATATAGCAAAAGCCGATGCGGATCTCGGCAGCGATGCCTCGATGCCGATGGACTCGTTCGAGGTTGCCGGTCTGCTGCCATTCTCCGAGACCATACCCGACGCCAGCATGGCCGCCGTGCTGAGCGACATACTGACCAACCATAAGTATGGTCTACAGTTCCCGACCGAATGGCTGGGCGACCTTGTGCCCTATGCCGATGCTTGCGCGGCCTATGGCCTGTTCTATAGCCCGATCCTCAACGAGGCGCGGCCGGCACGCGACTATATCACCGACTGGCTCAAGGCGAGCCATGCGGAGGCGGTGTGGTCAGATGGCAAGCTCAAAATCGTCAGCTACTTCGATGAGCCGGCCGCCGGCAACGGCCACACCTTCACGCCGAATATCGCGCCGGTCGCCGACCTGGACGACGATGATTTTCTGCCCGACTCGGGCGACCCGGTCAAGATCGAACGTATCGCCCACGTCGATGCTTACAACGCCATCCGTGTCGAATTCTTGAACCGGGCAACCGATTATGCGGCTGACATAGCCGAGGCCAAAGACCAGGCCGGCATTGAGTGCAACGGCTACCGGCCGGCGCCAACGGTTAGGGCGCACGAAATCTGCGACGCCAGCGTGGCCGCGCGCATGGCGCAAGTGCTGCTGCAGCGCTTGCAGGTGGTGCGCAATACCTACCAGTTCAAGCTGGGCATGCGGCACATGCTGCTCGAACCGATGGACATCGTCACCATCACCGATGCCGGCCTTGGCCTCTACCTCCATCCGGTGCGCATCGCGGCGCTAGCCGACGACGGAAACGGCAATATCAGCGTCGACGCGGAGGATTTTGTCGCGGGTGCTGTTGCGGCGCGCAGCTATCCGGTGCAGCTCAACAGCGGCTACACCCTGTCGCGCGGCATGTCACCTGGGCCACTCAATGCCCCGGCGCTGTTCGAGCCGCCGGTAAGCTACCTTACCGATGCGCTCGAGGTATGGATGGGCATCTCCGGTGCCAGCGCTGCGTGGGGCGGCTGCGAGGTATGGGCCAGCTATGATAACGTCACCTATGCCAAGGTGGGTGACATCACCAAGGCGGCCGGGCAGGGCATCTTGTCTCAACCCCTACCCATCGGCGCCGACCCGGACACGATTAACACGCTCAAAATCAACGTCGCCGGCAGCCGTGCCACCTTCGAGACCGTGCCGCAAGAATACGTTGATACCCTCGCCTCGCTGCTGTGGGTCGATGGCGAGATGATCGCCTATCGCGATGCCACCCTTACCGGGCAAAACGCTTACACGCTCGGCTATCTGCGGCGAGGTGGCAAAGGCAGCTTCATCTCTGGCCATGTGGCCGGCTCGCAATTCGTGCGTGTCGATGACGCGATTTTCAAACTCAAGATACCGGCCAACCGTGCGGGCACCCGGATATGGCTCAAGTTCCGCAGCCACAACATCCTGGGCGGCGGCTGGCGCGACTTGGCCACATGCGATGCCTACCATTACGACATCGCGGGCCTCACGGCCCTGGCTCCCGGCAACCTCACAGTCACCCTGCGCTACGAGAACGGCGTCGTCGCCCGCTTCGCTTGGGACCCGTCAGACAGCAGCGTTACCACCGAATTCCTGGTGCGCTATCGCATGACCCTCACCGCCGAGGGCGGCGTGCCAACCGATGGCGGATGGCGCTACCTGCCGGCCATCAAGCAAGTGGCCTATGCGGACTTCCGCGATTTAATCCACGGCGCAACTTATGAGTTCGCCGTGGCCGGCAGCGCCGGCACGGCAAATTGGGGCGAAGGAACCAGCGCCTACGTTAGCATCGTGCGGCAGGTGTACTTCGTCATGGCCTTGCGCAAGCCGCTCGAACCCAAGCTGTGGGCGCATACCGACGGTGAGGGCCATCTCACCAGCGCCAGGGTATCCATGCGGTTTGACACCACCGCCGCCGAGCCAATTCGCCCGACGGCGCTATGCATCATGTACTCGATTAGCGACGAAGAAAACGCCATCCCAGTCAGCGGCGGGGTTGGGCCATCGCTGCAAATCACCGGCGGGGAGGTCGTGGCGCAGGGCACGCACCCCATTCTGGCCGGGTCGAGTGTTGGGCGAATTGAAGTCACCACGGCCGCGCAGCCCTTGGCGCAGGGGTTGACAGACCTCGGCCGGTTTTGGGGGTGGTACGGCACGTCGCAATGGCGCCAGCTAACCGGTTACGACAGCACGGCCTGCCTGTTCGATCCGCCATTCGACATCGCGCCAACCGTTGGAGGCACCCTCAACTGGGTGCAGCTTGCGTGGTTTGACGAGCGGGGCAATGCGTACAGCGGGGAATTCAAGCTGGGCGTGCTGACCGATGGGGTCAGCTATGAGGTCGTGCGCTGGACCATGGTTTCTCAAACCGGGCCAGACTTCTACCTATCCAGCGTAGAGCGAGGCGTGGAAGGCACGCCGGTGATGAATGCCGATGGGCTCAAGATCGCCTATTTCCCGGCACCTGGGCCGGGCACATCGATCGTCCAAGTGCCCATGGCCGCGTTCGCCGAAAGCAACGGCCAATTCATCGCCGATACCAATCTCGATGTGCGCATCAATGCCGGGCAATACAGCTCCTGGAGTTGCTGCACTTTTTCGATTGTCGATGGGGTTGTCTTCCGGTCGCCCATTGTGCCGCTGACCTTTGCGGGGTACCTATCGTGACCGATCTGACAGCCCCCGTTGGGCGGCACGCAATCGGCACGCAGTTCGCCACGCCCGCCGCGCCAGACCCGGCCACCGTGCCGGCGGTGCCGACAGGCAGGCCATCGGAAGCCAGCCTGAAAATCATGCAGGGGATCGTTAGCGATCTATCCAGAAAACTCGGCGATTTGCAAAAGGCCGTGAGCCTCAAAGTGGATCGAGACCGAATCCTATCTGGAATCTGGGTTACGCCAGAAGATGTCTTGATTGCTAGCGAAAAAGTGTCTGTGGTCGGCGATGTCACATTCGCGGATTGGCAGCGCGATATATCCGGTCAGGCCATCGGCGGCGTCGCGCCGAGCATTACTCGTATCCGCGGCGGCGTAATACAAACCGAAAAGATATTGAGTTTCGATGAGCTGAGTTATATCGACCTCGATGCAGCCGGCGCGGACATCTTCATCCGCTCGCATGATTCGGTACTGATCGCGGCCGATGGCAGCTTCAGCTTCGGCGCACCTGGCAAGGCCTTGACCTGGAACAATGTGGACTTGTCCATTGGCAACAATGTGCTGCTTGGCTCGACCGCGGTGGGCACGGTGGTGGCGGGCGCGAATATGGGGGCACAGTATCCGGGAGACTTCACCGCCTCGATACTTAGCAACAGCGGCACCCAAATTCAGGGGTACGCGAATACGCTATTCAAATTCGTGAATGGTGTGAATGAGTTGGATATCGGAGCTGGCGGCCTATTTGCCGTGTACAACGGAGTGACGACATTCGCGCTTAACACATCCACAGGTAGCGCGAGTTATGGCGGCGATGTTAGCACGTTCGGTGTTGCATCGTTTTTTGGCGGGACTACACCAAACGGAAGCGGCGGGTATTGCGGCGTGCGTGTTGCTGGCAATGCGCACGGGATTGATGTGTCTGCGTCGGGCGGTTATTCGGCGGCCATCTTGAAGAATCTATCCGGTGGGACGGCGCTCGATCTATTCGGCAGCATGAATGTCAACGGGGTTCAGGTATTCGATGGCGGCGGAAACCTGAAAGCAGTCAATCAGAACCTCGTCACCAACCTAAACGCAGACATGCTGGATGGTTACCACGCCAGCAGCGTAGTTCTGCGCAACCAAGTCGATGTTGAAGTTTCCACAGACGGCGGCGCGACATGGGCGCCAGTCAGGTTTAGATAAGGGACGAACATGAATAAAGATGAATTGCTTGCGCTGCTCGCTCGGCATCTAACCGACAACATGGGCAACAGGATTACGCAGGCCCTGGCCAATGGTCTGCTGTTAGAGATCGGCCGGGCTATCGAGCTGGCCCAGCCACCAGCCGCTGAAACGGAATCCGTCAAGGAGTAACCATGTTCAGCACACAACAACAACTCGATGCGCTCAACACCAGGCTGGATGCGGTGGCGGCGGCCGTGGTGGGAAACAGCCAGCCGGGCTTGCTATATGCGCTGGTCGGGTCACATGTGGTGTTCGGCTGCAAGATCGTCGCGCCTGGGTTATCGGGTCTGGGCATGGTGTTGGCGCTCGATGGCCAGGCCGCGGGCGACGAGGCCAACCTGAACCCCGATGTCCAACCCACGCCGGCACGGCCTGAGGAATACCCGAACATCGCCAACGTTTACGGTAGCGTGCTGCTGCTGCTCAACAAGAATAAGACCACCTTACAAGATGCGGCACTCACCGTGCAGGTCGCTCCGGCAACCGGCTACCACCGTTACGACATTGCGTTTTGCTATGTTGGCACCGCTGGCCCGGCAGTTGGCATTGCCCAGGGTGCGCCGGTGCTCAACGCCAGCACGCCGGTTGACCCCAGCCTGCCGCATGGAGTGCTGCCGCTGGCCCGCGTGCATGTGCAGGCCGGCGTGACTGCCATCACTGCCGCCGACCTGACGGACCTGCGCACCTTCACCGGCCGGTTGAAGGGGGAGACTGGCGCAACGGGTGCAACGGGTGCCACCGGCGCAACGGGTGCAACGGGCGCGGCTGGGGCAGACGGTAAGACCTGGCACAACGGCAGCGGGGCGCCGTCTGACGGCACGGGTGTGAACGGCGACTTCTACCTGGACACGACGGCCGATGCCTACTACGGCCCAAAGGCCGGCGGAACATGGGTCGGCACCGGCCCCACCTCGCTGATCGGGGCAACCGGCGCCACCGGGCCTGCCGGCGTAGACGGCATCAACGCCGGCCTCAATTACGCCTGGAACACCGCCACCACCGGCGACCCGGGCAGCGGCAAGGTGCTGGGCAACAATGCCACCTATGCCAGCATCACCCAAATCAACATCAGCAAGACCGACGCGAACGCCGCCGCCATGGCCACGGTGCTGGCCCGGTGGGGCGCCAGCACCACCAGCGGCGACAAGGGCGTGCTGCGCATCGTCGACGTGGCCAACCGCGCCAACTTCGTTGAGCTGAAAGTCACCGCTGCCCCCACCGATGCCGGCACCTACCAGACCGTGCCGGTTGCCCACCTGGCCAGCAATGGCACCCTCGCCAATGCTGCCAGCGTGTCGGTGGAGTTCGAGCGCAGCGGCGACAAGGGCACGGATGGGGCAGGGGCGGGGGATGTGGTGGGGCCGGCGTCGGCCACCAACAACAGCCCGGCCTTGTTTGATGGCACCACCGGCAAGCTGCTGAAGGACAGCGGGCTTAGCCTGTCAGGTACCAATACCGGCGACGAAACCACCACCACAATCGGCGCGCTGATTAATGGCGCAACCGACAAGGCCACGCCGGTCGATGCCGATCTTGTCGGCTTGGTGGACAGTGCGGGCGGCAATGTGCTGAAAAAGTTGAGTTGGGCCAACATCAAGGCCACGCTCAAGACGTACTTCGACACGCTGTACGCCGCCATCGCATCCAACAACACCTTCACGGCAGCACAGCGCGGCAGCTACACGGCGCTGACCGATGCCGCCACCATCTCGATCAACCTGGCGGCAAACAACTTCTTCAGCGTCTTGCTCGGCGGCAACCGCACGCTGGATGTGCCGACCAACATCGTGCAGGGGCAAAACGGCCAGATCGACGTTTACCAGGACGGCACCGGATCTCGCTCGCTGGCCTATGCCTGGCCTTATCAGTTTGCCAGCGGCACCGCGCCCACCTTATCGACCGGGAAATACACCAAGGACATACTCGCCTATTCGGTGATGGTCTACGCGCAGTCAACCGTCACCGTCACCATCGCCACGCCCGGTGTGGTGTCATGGACGGCGCACGGGCTGAAAGGCGGGCAGCGGGTGCAGTTTGCAACCACCGGGGCGCTGCCGACCGGCCTGGCAGCCAGCACCAGTTACTACGTCATCCCTGTCGATGCAAACAGCTTCCAGCTCGCCACCAGCCTGGCCAACGCCCAGGCCGGCACGGCCATTGCCACCAGCGGCACGCAGTCCGGCACGCACACGTTGACAGCGGTCACGATTGTGATTTCTGCGCTAGGCGGGGTGGCGTGATGATTCCGGGCTCACGGCATAGCCTACTATTTCAGGGCGGGCGATATATTCCGAACGCCTCTAAATTCGACGGAACGAATGACGTATTAGAGAAGGCTACCGACTTTACCGGCAGTGCCGATGGACCTTATGGGCTAGCTTACATACTAGTTCGCTTTGATGACGTTACGACAGCCCAAACGATATTGACAAATAACGGCAGGACGTTCGAGGTATGGATAGGCGCAGACAGTAAATTGCACGTTCACACCCAAGATGCGGCCGGCACGTCTATTTATCAATTCAAGTCAACCAGTTCTTTTAGCTTGCGCAGCATGTTCTACCGGCTGCTTGTTATGTGGCAAACCACGGCTGCTGCCGGAGCCAGGCTTTCGCAAATCTATATAGACGATGTTGCCGACACAACTGTGATCGAGACAGACACTGGCGGGGCAGGATTCAGCATCGATTACACGCAAGGGTATTGGGCTGTCGGCGGTTATGGAACTGCATCTAGAGCAAATGCGGCGTTATCGGAAATTTACCTGAATATTGCTACGAATCTTGATTTCACAAACCAATCAAACCGCAGAAAATTCATCGACTCGAATGCAAATTCGATTAGCTTGGGCGCGAACGGAGAACTGCCAACTGGATCATCCCCAATTCTGTACCTAAAAGACCCGTATACCAGCTACGGGACGAATTACGGAACTGGTGGGAATCTAACAATAACCGGCGCACTTGCCGCCGACGCGTTTGTTTGAGGTGTCTTATGTTCATTCGTAATGGTCAATCATTTAACATATACGATCAACACGAAATAGACGGTGTGACCTATCCGCGCGGGTTCTTCAACACGCCGGAGATTCGTGCCGAATTCGGCATCACCGAGCAGCCAGACCCTGCGCCTCAGCCGGTTGTTGTAACGGCCGTGACCGCGCTTCAAGGCTTGTTGGCAATCGAGGCCGCCGGCCTGGCTGACGCATATATGGCCTGGGCAAACGACCCGGCCCGCACATTCGCAGAACGTGCCTTCATCGACAAGGCCGCAGTATGGCGGCGCGACGACCCCGTGCTGCTGGCCGGGGCTGCCGCGCTCGGCTTGAACGCCGCGCAGATCGATGCAATGTATGCGGCGGCGGCGGTATGACACAAGCAGACGAAGAACTGGCCGAGCTGCGCCGGGCGCATGACATCGACGCCGCAGCGGACAAGGCCGTGCGCATGGTTTTTGCAGTGATCGATGTCGACATCGACAACCCCGATAGCGTTGCGGAATTCCGCGACGACCTGCGGTTCGGCCGCAAGATGCGCAAGATGGCCGACCACGGCACCCTAGCCATAATTGGCCTGCTGATTTTTGGCTTGGGCACTGCGCTGTGGGCGGGCATTTCGGTCAAGCTCAAGGGGTTATAGGCGTGTGTCTTTGCGCCACCTGCGCCTTCGACAACGCCCGCGAATGCCGGTGCGACAAGGGGCAGGCCACGCATCCGCGGGCGACGCGGTGTTTCTTTTATCTGCCAATCGGGCAGGCCGAAGGGGGTTAGTGTGAAAACTCATCGTTTTTGGGTGATGTGGGTGGCGGCATTGGGCGTGCTGGGCTGGTTTTGGGCAACAGATCCCGATGGCGGCGCCCAGCTTGCTGTGCAGATGCAGGCGCTGCTGTGGGCCACGGTGGCGACCGGGCCGGTGTACGTGATTCGCCGGGCGCTCATGGACAGGGTGCGCAGCTTCGAGGCGGCTCGGCGGGCGATGGAGAATCCAATCGGCGCTGGGTTGGTTTTTCTTGGCCTGTGCATTCTGACCGGGATGCTATTCGTTTCGCTCTCTGCCCGAGCGGCGCCGCTGCCGGCGGGCGCGGTGCGATACCTGCCGACATTGCAGGCCGAGATTGAGGCACGGTGGCCGACGCTGGCCATGCCTTCGGTACTGGCCGCCCAGGTGGAGCAGGAGAGCGGCTGGAAGGTGACGGCCACACTCAAGACCAGCCGGGAAGAGGGTGCAGGCCTAGGCCAGTTCACCCGTGCATACCGGGCGAATGGCGCGCTGCGCTTCGATGCGCTGGCCGAGACGCGGGCGCTGGACCCTTCACTGGCGGGCTGGACCTGGGCCAACCGCTTCGATCCGGTCTACCAGTTGCGCGGTGTGGTGGCGAAAAACCGTGCCACCTTCAAACGCCTGCGCCCGCTGCTGGATGACGACTACAACGCCCTGGCCATGATGGACGCAGCCTACAATGGCGGGTTTGGTGGGGTGCTGGCCGAGCGGCGGCTGTGCGCGCAGGTTGCCGGCTGCGACCCGGACCGCTGGTTCGGTCACGTCGAGCGTCACAGCCAAAAGAGCCGGGCCCGCTGGCACGGCTATGGGCTGTCCGCTTTCGAAATCAACCGCCAGCACGTGCGCAACGTGATGGTGGTACGGCGGCCGAAGTATGTGGCGGCGATGGGGGCGTAGCATGGCAGGCGCGCGCGGGGTCACTATCAAGCTGCGCTGGCTGCTGCTGGCCCTGCTGTTGGCCGTGCTTGCTGGCGCAGGCCTTGCGCGGTGGGCATCCACACCGGCGACCAGGATGGAAACCGCCGCCCCGGCCGAGCGCCAGGCCGATGGTTCGCTCAAGCTCGAGCGCCGGCCCGACCCAGCCGCGAAGCCGGCGCAGCATGTCCCGCGCGGCGCGAAGGTCGAGCGCATCGCCAAGGTGACCGTGCAGCCCACCCGGCCCGCGGCCGAGGCCGGCAAGCCGTGCCCCCCCGTTACCATCGACATGACCCTCATCCGCGAGCCAGACGGCGGCCGGCGCGTGCTGGCCAGCAGCCCGGATGGCCAGGTCGTCGGCGGCCTCGACGTGCCGGTCGAGCCGATCATATTGCCGGCGCCGGCAAAGAGATGGGCCGCCGGTCTGTCGATCGAGCCGGTGCACCAGACCTGGGGCGCGTGGGTCGACCGCGACATCGAGATCCCGCTGGTCAACCTGGCCGCCCGGGTCGGCGTGGAGGTCAATCAGACTCGGGCGCTGGCGTATGTGGGCAGCGGCATCGAGATGCGCATAAATTTCGGGGTGGCGTTTTAGGGGCCTTTCTAATCACCTGCCGCAAACCCGCGTATAATCGGACTGCATAATCATTTTTTTGATTAGATAAATTCGGGCTAAGTTATTGTAACTTAGCGTTTTTGAATCTGTATGGGGTGCAGGGGGTCGGAAGTTCGAATCTTCTCGCCCCGACCATTTGGCGCGGCTTTCCGGGGGTCGCGTTTTTAAAAGTTTCTAATCAATCCCGGTTTTTCTAATCACTTGCCGTTTTTGGCGC